TCCACGTCGAACTCTGGCCGCAGGACAACGCCAGCGGCAAGGGCATGCGCGCCGGCCTGCTCGGCGTGCAGCGCGTCAAGACCGGCGACAGCTTCGGCGGCGCCACGGCGCCCAAGGCCGACGCCTTCGCCGCCGTGCCCGACGACGAGGCCGACGAACTGATGTGACACCAGCAAGGAGAACATGATGGATGACCTGAAAGTATTGCTCGGCAAGACGATGGCCAGCGTCGTTGAAACGGGCGGCGAGCTTGTTTTCACGACAACCGAGGGTGAGAAGTTCAAGCTCTACCACGAGCAGGACTGCTGCGAAGGCGTGGGTATCGAGGGCTTGGTTGGTGACCTGTCTGATCTCGTGGGTGAGCCTCTGCTGATGGTGGAGGAAAGCACGGGCGAAACGCCGGCCGACTACAAGTTCGAGTTCGAGCCCGAAAGCTATACGTGGACGTTCTACAAGTTCGCCACCCGCAAGGGCTACGTGGATGTGCGCTGGCTCGGCGAGTCCAACGGCTACTACAGCGAGTCGGTGAGCTTTTGCAAAATCAACTGAGTCACTGAATAGCAGCGGGGCCTGACTTCCTTTCAGCCGGGAACGCCCGCCCGGCACACAGCTCCTGCATGAGCCAGCGCGGCGCCCGCGTGTTTTGTCACGCCGCACTGGCCGACCCACGGGGGTCAGGCCGCAAGTACGAACCTCGATGCAGGGGAAAGGGCACAACGAAATGAAAATCACTGTCGTATTCGACTGCGAGGTCTACAGCAACTACTTCCTGCTGGCGATCCGCAACGTCGAGAATGGAAAGTCCAAGCACTGGGAGTTGTACGAAGGGGTCGAGTGGCCAGTCGAGGAGGTTGTCTCCGCGCTGTGCAAGTACCGGCTCGTGTCGTTCAACGGCCTGCGCTTTGACATGCCGCTCATCAGCATGGCCAACGCAGGGTGCTCGACACAGGGCATCAAGGCCGCGTGCGACGCCATCATTCAAGAGGGCATGAAGCACTGGGACAAGGACTTCCTGTACCGGTTCCCCGAGGCCCGGTACTCGCGCGACAGCTACGACCACATCGACCTGATTGAAGTGGCACCCGGCACCGCGAGCCTGAAAATCTACGGTGGGCGCCTGCACTCCAAGCGCATGCAAGACCTGCCCATCGAGCCCGGCGCCACGATCACGCCCGAGCAGCGCGACCTGCTGCGCAGCTACTGCCTCAACGACTTGCAGACCACGGTTGACCTGTTCAACCACCTGAAGCCGCAGATCGAGTTGCGCGAGCACATGGGCGAGCAGTATGGGATGGACCTGCGCAGCAAGTCGGATGCACAGATTGCCGAGGCCGTGATCCGCAGCCAGGTCGAGGAACTGCTTGAGCGCAAGGTCCGGCCGCCCGAGATCCTACCCTTCGCATCGTTCGTCTACGACGTGCCCGGGTTCATCAGCTTCTCGACGCCGGCCCTGCGTGACGCGCTCAAGATCGTCACCGAGTCGAGATTCGTCATCGGAAAAGGCGGCGCGGTTGAAATGCCTGAGAAGCTGGGCAAGTCCAACATCGTCATCGGGCGCGGCTGCTACCGCATGGGCATCGGTGGCCTGCACAGCACCGAGGAGTGCTCAGCGCACGTCGCTGACGGCGCACGCCTGATCGACCGTGACGTGACCAGCTACTACCCGAGCATCATCCTCAAGGAACAACTGGCGCCTGCACAGATGGGACCGATCTTCCTGCGCGTGTACCGGGACATCCTGAACCGGCGCGTCAAAGCCAAGCGGGCTGGTGACAAGGTGACCGACGCCACCCTCAAGATCGTGCTTAATGGCTCGTTCGGAAAGTTCGGCTCCATGTACTCGGCGCTGTACAGCCCGAAGTTGCTGATCCAAACCACGATCACCGGGCAGCTTGCGCTGCTCATGCTCATCGAAATGCTGGAGCATGCGTGTATCCCCGTCGTCAGCGCCAACACAGACGGCGTGGTCATCAAGTGCCCTGCTGGACGCGACGATGACATGGAACGCATCGTGTGGGTATGGGAGCAGGCCACGGGATTCGAGACCGACGCCACCGAGTACCGCGCCATCTACTCCCGCGACGTGAACAACTACGTGGCGGTCAAGCTCGACGGCAAGACCAAGCTCAAGGGGGTGTTCGCCCCGACCGGGCTGACCAAGAACCCCGCCAACGAGGTCTGCGTCCGCGCCGCGCTGGCGCAGATCGTGGACGGCATCCCGGTCGAGCAGAGCATCGCTCAGGCCGGCGACATCCGCGAGTTCGTCACCATCCGCCGCGTGGCCGGTGGCGCGGTCAAGGCTGGGCAGTATCTTGGCAAAGCGGTGCGCTGGTACTACGCCGTCGACTGCCCCGGACCCATCACCTACGTCACCAACGGCAACAAGGTCGCCCGCAGCGACGGCGCCAAGCCCCTCATGGACTTGCCCGGCAGCATGCCGGACGACGTTGACCGCCAGTGGTACATCAACGAGGCGAAAGCCATTCTCAAGTCGATAGGACACACCAATGCGTGAAAGCAAAATCGAGGACTACCTCGTCAGGCGCACCAAGGCCCTGGGCTGGGAGATCCGAAAGGTCGAGTTCATCGCGCACCGTGGTGCGCCGGACCGGATCATCATGGCCCCGGGCGGCGTGCTCGTGTGGGTCGAGCTGAAGGCCACGGGCGAGAAGCCCGAGGCCCATCAACTGCGCGAGCACGCCCGCATGCGCAAAATGAGCCAGCGGGTCGAGGTCATCGACTCGCTGGAAGGCGTCGACAGTTTGCTGGAGGGGATGCTGTGACCCGAAGCGCCATGAAACCCGGATCGACGGCATCGAAGATCCTCAACCTGCTCGCAGAGGTTGGCCCGATGACCCGGATCGAGATCGAGAAGACCCTGGGCAGCAACCCCAACGACACGGCCACGTGTCTGGGCTACCTGCGCAGCCGGCGCACCGGCTACGGTGGCAGCAAGCCCCGGCAGGTGCGTATCTCGGGCTGGGAGCGCGACGACCAAGGTGGCAGCAGCCGGCTCTACCCGCGCCCGGTCTACGCCCTGGGCAGCAACCCCGACGCGCCCAAGCCCCCGCCCGTGACCCAACACGACCGCAACGTCAAGCGCTGGGCCGCCAGCCGGCTGGCCGAGCGCACCGTTGCACGGGTGGCGAACAGCGTCTTTTCGTATGCGGACGCCCATGCCCCGTGACTGGATACCCCGCCCCTACCAGCCGCCCATCGTCCAGCACATCCTGCGCCACCCCCGGTGCAACGTGTTCGCGGGCATGGGCATGGGCAAGACCTCGGCTCTGCTGACTGCGTTCGATGTCCTGCAACTCAGTGGACAGGCGTCGCGCATGCTCGTCGTGGCGCCGCTGCGCGTGGCCCGCACGACGTGGCCCGAGGAGGTGGCCCGCTGGACGCACACCGCCCACCTGAAGGTGGTGCCCATCGTCGGCACGCAGCAAGAGCGCACCGCTGCCCTGCTCACCGACGCCGACATCCACACCATCAACTATGAAAACGTCCCATGGCTCGTGAACCAGATCACCTGCCCGTGGAAGTGGGACATGGTGGTCGCAGACGAGGTGACCGTGCTCAAGTCCACACGCACGGTGCAGGGTTCGGCACGCGGCAAGGCGCTCATGGCCGTGGCCTTCACCGAGGTCAAGCGCTGGGTGGGCCTGACCGGCACCCCGGCGCCCAACGGCCTCGAAGACCTGTATGGGCAGATGCTGTTCATCGACCGGGGCGCGCGGCTGGGCAAGTCGTACAGCGCCTTCGAGAACCGGTGGTTCGGCTTCCAGCGCGCCAACGACGCCCGCACGGCTCACAAGACCCACGTCAAGCGCGTCGCGTTCCCGCACGCCCAGGCCGAGATCCAAGGGCTCATCAAGGACGTGTGCCTGTCCCTGGACCCGAAGGACTGGTTCCCGATTGACGAGCCGGTGGTCAACAACATCTACGTCGATCTGCCGAAAGCCGCACGCCTGATCTACCAGAACATGGAGCGCGATCTGTTCGCCGAGATCCGGGGCTACGACGTGGAGGCGTTTGACGCGGCTACCAAGTCCATCAAGCTGCTGGGCGTGGCCAACGGCAGCGTGTACACGGGCGCCGAGACCGAGGTCACCGAAGACCTGTCCCACTGGGTCGAGATTCACACCGAGAAGCTGGACGCCCTGGAGTCGATCATCACTGAGGCGTGCGGGGCGCCCATCCTCGTGGCGTATCACTTCAAGCCCGACTTGGCCCGCATCCTGCACCGGTTCCCGCAGGCCGTGCACATCAAGTCCATCGACTCCGAGGCCGCGTTCAAGGCCGGCAAGATCGCAGTCGGTGTCGTGCACGCACAGAGCGTGGGCCACGGGGTCGACGGCTTCCAGAACGTGACTTCGACCCTCGTCTTCTTCGCCCACTGGTGGGCCATGGAGAACAGGGCGCAGCTCATCGAACGCATCGGCCCCGTGCGCCAGATTCAGGCGGGCCACCTCACCATCGCCGGGCGCAACCGCCCGGTGTTCATCCACAACATCGTGGCCCGCAACACCATCGACGAAGTGGTCCTGCAACGTGTCGCCAGCAAGCGCAGCGTGCAGGACTTGCTCTTGGAATACATGAAACGTAAGGAGAATGAGCAATGAGCGCACTCGACTCCCAAGTCGGCGGGGGCCACTACAAGGATCTGAGGATCCAGCCCATCGAGTACATCCACGCCAACGGCATCCCCTTCGCCGAGGGCTGCGTCATCAAGTACGTGACCCGGTGGCGCGGCAAGAACGGCGTGGACGACCTGCGCAAGGCCCGGCACTTTCTCGACTTGCTCATCGAACTTGAGCTGCGAGACGTTGCCAAGTAGCGTATCACGCGCTACACTCACCGCACCCCAGCCAAGGAGTACGTTATGAGCCTTCTGCCCGCCAAGTTCCAAGTCCACGTGTCCGGTGAC